AATAGTATCTTTAAGCGACTGAACGAACTTTTTCACAAAAGGGGCAGTCATGACGAGAATGAAGAAATTACCTTCTAAGGTTTACGTGCTAGGGCATGAGTATGCGATAGAGGAAATGTCGGAAAAAACCCATAAGGAAAGGGAAGCCTATGGAGACTGTTGTAACGATAGGAAATTAATTAGGGTATACTGCGACATGATTATGTCGGGTGTAAGAGATACCCTGTTACACGAAATATTACATGCTGTTTGGCATTTATACTATTTACAAAATAATGAAGAGGAAGAGAAAGCTGTCTCAAGGATTTCCACAGGATTAATTGCTTTGTTCGATGATCCCAGAAATGCTAAAGTAATGAGTTTTCTCATGGATTCGTCGAATGATAGACCATCAACAAAAAATAAATGACGCATGGCTCGGGATTGAAGTAGACGAAAGTAAGCTTTTTAATCCTATGGACTTTGTGTTTGACGAAGAAGATAACGATAGGCTGTTGGAGAAAATTGCATGGCTTCTGATGCGTCCAGAGTATTTCTCTTTTGCTTGTAAGTATATCTTAAACATAGAATTATCCCCATTTCAATCTCTCATTCTTTATGAAATGTGGAATCGGAAGTTTCCTATGCTAATTGGTAGCCGAGGTATGGGAAAATCCTTTTTGCTTTCAGTGTATCCCTTGCTGAGAGCTTTGTTTATGCCTAGACGCAAAGTTATCGTTGTAGGTGCTGCGTTTAGGCAGTCCAAAGTTCTGTTTGAGTATATGGACACGATTTGGAAGAATGCCCCAATTCTTAGGGATTTATGCGGTGGTAATAGTGGCCCAAGACGAGATGTGGACAGATGTGTGATGCATATTGGTCAAAGCACTATTACATGCCTACCCCTTGGTGATGGTAGTAAAATTCGTGGTCAGCGTGCTAATGACATTATTGCTGATGAATTTGCCTCTATTCCTCGTGATATCTTCGAAAATGTTGTTGCTGGTTTTGCTGCTGTAGCGGCATCCCCTATCGAAAAAGTGAAGCAAAGGGCTAAGAGCAAAAAAGCTAAAGAGCTAGGTGTTGGCATTGAAGAGAATAACGAAGAAATGATGCAAAAATCCAACCAGATCATTTTATCTGGAACAGCTTACTACGACTTTAATCATTTCGCCGATTATTGGAAAAGATATTCTAGCATTGTAAAAAGTGGTGGTGATAAGTTTAAGCTAAAAGAAGTATTTAATGGGGAAGTGCCCGATGGCTTTGATTGGACTGAGTATTCTATAATTAGAATGCCGGTTAGCACTTTGCCAGATGGGTTCATGGATGAGGGACAGGTCGCAAGAGCGAAAGCTACGGTCCATGCCGGAATCTATAACATGGAGTATGGAGCCTGTTTTACTACAGATAGTCAGGGATTCTTTAAGAGAAGTTTGCTTGAGGCTTGTACGGTATCTCCACATAAGCCTATAAGCCTGCCTTCTGGCGAGATTATGTTTGAAGCGGGTTTAAAGGGCTTACCAGACAGGAAATATGTATTTGGCGTGGACCCCGCGTCTGAAGTTGATAACTTTTCCATTGTGGTGCTTGAGTTACATGCTGATCACAGGAGAATTGTACATTGTTGGACTACAAACCGTCAACAACACAAAGATAAGCTAAAGTCTAAGTTGGTAGACGAGGATGACTTCTATTCTTACTGTGCTAAAAAGATTAGACAGCTTATGAAAGTGTATCCTTGCCTAGAGGTTGCTATGGACGCCCAGGGCGGCGGTATAGCGGTCATGGAGGCATTGCACGATAAAGATAAGATACCTGAAGGAGAAGTCGCTATATGGCCTACTGTGGACGATAACAAGGAAAAGGATACAGATCACAAGTCGGGCCTGCATATTCTTAGAATGTGTCAATTTGCTAAGGCGGATTGGTTGGCTGAAGCTAATCACGGACTTAGAAAAGATTTTGAAGACAAGGTGGTAGTCTTTCCATTCTTTGACGCCGCTAGCATTGGTCTATCTATTGAAGACGACAAACTCGCCGGTAGGAAGTACGACACCCTAGAAGACTCTGTTATGGAGATTGAAGAACTTAAAGATGAATTATCTATGATTGTGATGACTCAAACACCAGCGGGTCGTGAGAGGTGGGACACACCTGAAATCAAAGTGGCGGCTGGAAAGAAGAGCAGATTGAGAAAAGACCGTTATTCATCGTTGATTATGGCGAACATGTCTGCTCGCATACTATGTGCTGAAAAAGACATAATAGAGTATGGGGCTATTGGTGGATTTGCACTTGCTGAAGGCAAGAGAAATGCAGAAGACGACAAAATGTTTTATGGGCCTGCTTGGTTCACTGAAAAAATGCAAGATATTTATTAATTGTGTATAGTGTAATTAGTAATTCTATTACCAATGCCATTACCTTGGAGACTAATACAAATGTCCGATTTATACAAAACATGGGATAGCGACTCACAAAAAGAACAAGCATATGCCGCTACGTCGGATAATGTTGAGGCTTATGACGGAATTCAAAAAGCCGTAGCTTATGGTCGTAGGACGAGCTATATTGATATTGAGCCCAATCGTTCTGTTAGGACGGGGTTTCTCCGAGAAGATTATGATCAGTTTAGGCCTGGCGAATCTGTTTCTAATCATCAAAAACGCATTATGAAGATGTGTATGCAGGCCTATGATAGAGTTGGTATTGTTAGAAATGTTATAGACTTGATGAGTGATTTTGCTGCTCAGGGACTAACTATTGTGCATCCAAACAAAAACGTTGAACGTTTTTATCGTAAATGGTTTTTACAAGTTAATGGCACAGATAGGTCTGAAAGATTTTTAAATTATCTCTATCGTTGTGGTAATGTTGTAGTAAAGAGAAGGAATGCCAAACTTAATCCTCAGAAAGAAAAAGAGTTACGCAGAACTGCTGGAAACGATATAGTAATTAAAAACATTAAAGTCAATAAGAGAGAAGTACCTTGGACTTATGATTTTTTAAATCCTTTAGCGGTTGATATTCAAGATTATGGTGGGCAGGTTGTTGGTAAGCCTGAATTTGTTTTGAATATGTCTAAAATGACCTATGAGTCATTAGTTAAAAGCTCAACAAAAAACCAAACAATATTTAAGACGCTGCCTAATGATCTACAGAAAAGACTTCATGAAGGGGACCGTAAGATCCCACTGAGTCCTGACGATGTCGCGTTCTATTATTACAAAAAGGATGATTGGTTGTTATGGGCTAATCCAATGATTTACGCGATCTTGGATGACATTATCATGCTTGAAAAGATGAAACTCGCAGACTTAGCCGCGTTAGATGGTGCTATTTCTAACGTTCGATTATGGACCGTTGGTGATTTAGAACATAAGATTATTCCTACTAAAGCCGCTATTAATAAGCTGAGGGATATCTTGGCTAGCAATGTTGGTGGTGGCACTATGGACCTTGTATGGGGTCCAGAACTCAAGTTTACGGAAAGCCAGTCACAGGTATATAAGTTTCTAGGGGCTGAAAAATATCAACCAGTATTGACCAGTATATATGCCGGGTTAGGAATTCCTCCTACTTTGACTGGTGCCAGTAGTAGTGGAGGATATACAAATAACTATGTGTCACTTAAAACATTAATTGAAAGACTGGAATATGGTCGTGAAGTATTAGCCCAATTCTGGAGACATGAGATTGAATTAGTTAGAAAGGCTATGGGTTTTAGATATCCTGCTGAAATACATTTCGATTCTATTGTACTTTCTGATGAGGCTGCTGAAAAGAACTTGCTTATTCAATTGGCGGATCGGGATATTATATCCCACGAAACTCTATTGGAAAGATTTAGAGAAATGCCGGGCATTGAAAAGGTTAGAGTGAGGAGAGAAGAAAAAGATAGAAGGGATGATGTTATGCCCGACAAAGCAAGTCCTTACCACAACCCACAACACCGCGATGATATTGCCAAGTTGGCACTTACGAAAGATATGCTTGCTGATGAATACTTAAATGATATGGGTATACCCGTGTCGGACAAAATAGCAGAACCAAAGTCACCGACCTCATTGCCCAATAATGAAGACAACGAAGATAAACAGCTGCCCATTAACCCAGTTGGTCGTCCCAATTTTTCAAAGGACTCAATGAAAAGAAAGCAAAAAAGAGTGTTGCCTAAGTCGGGTACACCAACAGCCGCTGTGTTATGGGCTATGTCTGCTCAAGATCAAATATCTGAAATACTGTCACCTATTGCATTAGCCCATTTTGACAAAAAGAATATGCGGAGTCTAAGTAAGGCGGAGATGTCCCAGGTAGACTATTTAAAGCTTTGTATATTGTCGGGTATTAAACCATTTATGGAAATTACCCCCGAATTGGTAAAAGAGTTAGTTGATTCTGGGTCTCAGCCATCTCTGGCCTTTAAAAACGCTGTCGAAGATGAGATTAAATCATTTAAATCTCACAACAGTAGATTGCCAAATTCATCTGAGATGAAGTATATCAATGCTTCTGTCGTGGCCGTTAACCCCAATTTAAACCAATAAATTCCAATATATAAAACTTTTTGTGTATTACGATCTGGAGGTTTTACATGAAGATATATCAATCAGAAATAGACGATGGCTTACGTGACCAGGTATTAACGAATAATACCCTTGCTTGGGATATCGTTGCGGAATCGTTTACACCAGAAATTAACATGAAGTCTTCAGCATTAGAGAAGATAATTGCTGAGAACAAAGATCAAATTGATTTATACTATTTAAGATCTATTTTGGTCACTGCTGGTTGGAATAAAACTGATGATGTGTTTCATCCGCAGGAACTGTGCGATGCTAGGCCCACCCCTGAGGATAAGCCATTTAACTTTATGCATGATGAGCGAGATATTATAGG